ACGGGATCGGTGACACGAATATCGAACACCCACTGTCGCCCCATGCCGAGTGCCCGGGCCTGCAGGCGCTTCACGAAGTCGCCGGTATCTCCCATGTCGATCTGACGGAACTCCGACCAGTTGCGGCCACCATCCTTGGAGTAGCGAAGGTTGAGTTTACTCATTCGAAGATCCCCCAGCCCGCATGGAAGCCCGTGGGAACCGCTCCAAGGACGAATGGATGCTGCCCGAAGTTGACCGTGCATTTGCCGTGGGTGGTGTAAGTGGATGCGTAAGGGGCTAGTCCGCCAACTAGGTTCGGTGCGCTGATGGTCCCGAAGGGGCTAGTTCCCGATGCTGGGTCGCCACCCGCATTCCAGCCATTCACATCGCGCCACCACACCTTTCCTGTCGCGACGTCTACAGCAATGCCTACGGTTTGACCTGCATTGCTGAATCTTGGACCCGTTCCATGGGTCATCGTTCCATTGACGCCTGCTGACGTGTCGCTCATCAAGTCGAATGAACCATACGGGGCCTCATTCCCCGGAGGGTGATTACCTGATCCGTGGAGGACGCCAAAGTAGCCACCGCGATCCTCCGCTCGATCTGGAGCAACAACGCAGGTGTACTCGATATAGAACTTGCCGGTGGTCATCAGGCCAGCTTGAAAAGCCTGTGCGTCCACTGAGAGGCCGTCCGTCTCAAAGTTCTTTGTTAGTGTCAATCCATCAACCGACAACGTTCCGCCATTGCCTTGGATCGTCAGCGAAGCGGGGTCGAGGGTGAAAAGACCCGTCGAAGTGCTGGTATCCGGCACATCGACATGGCCACCCACAGCGTCCGTGAACCTGACGGTCCAACTGAAGACACCAGGCGTTGAGCGCGTTCCGGAAATGTTGCCAAGGCTATCCATGCTAAGGCCGTTCGGAAGCGAGCCAGAAACGATGGATGCTGTGACGGGGCGACGGTTGGAAGTCACCGAATAGGCGAAGCTCACGAAGCTGCCCGAAGCTCCATTGCCAAGGTCTCCCGAGGCCTTCAGGATCACTCCGGAGGACGGCGGATTGCGCAACGGTGGATCGAGAACGCCGGTATCGACGACGATTTCCACGCCATTGACGATCACTCGGTTCTGGTTGTCATGGAGAACGCCAGTCACTCGGCGCCGCTCCATTTCAACGCCATCTTCCGTCTGGACATTCCAGTCCAGTATGTACAGCTTGCCGTTAGAAAAGTCGCCGGCAATCCACATGCCGTTCCAGCTCGTCAGCGTGTTGATTCGCCACCGGGTGAGATTCTTGGATTCCCGGCGGTGCCATTCGCCAGAAGAAACGTCATATCCCCACGTCATCCCGTCCGGGAAGGTGAGGTAGTAGATCTTGTGCCCTTGGTCCTCGAAGACCATCGAGAAGCACTGCGCGAGGTTGCAACGCGCAATATCGGCTTCAATCGGATAGGTCGAGACGCGGACGGGGGTGTAGCCGTTGGCTCGATAGACGATGCCGTCATCACCGAGCCAGATGACCGTGTTGTCCAGGAGCGACAGGCAGTGCGGGGAAGCCGCGCCACGTTCCATGACGACGCCGGAGACGCGCTGGAACGTTCCCGTAGCTTGCCCGTCATCCACGTAAGGCTCGATCGTTCGTTCGCCGACCAGCCACCATTCGCGGTGCGTGACGATTTGACCGATTAGCTTGTCCGGAGAACCTTCGGCCTCGTAGCGGTCCAGGGAGCTATAGGAGAGCGCGTCAGCCAGGTCCGAATGGAAGGCAAAGCGCCGGCCCGGGTCAACGCCCGTGATGTAGCTATCCACGAAGTCGAACGAGATGGAGCCGATGAAAGCCTCATCCGTGATCTGGACAAGTGAGCCGTCAACGGTGTTGTAGACGTAGCCGGCCTGACCATTGGAAATGGCGACCTGGTTGCCGCCCGTAATCTGGTTGTGCGACATCGACACGCGGCCAGTGCCAGGGATCTTTCCGATGTACTGGGAGGCGCCATCAGGGGTAACCAGGTACAAACCTGGTCCGGATACTGCCAAAAGGCGCCCCTCTACGTTCCTTGCCCCTCGCACAGGTGCATTCGTGCCTAGATCGCAGAAGGAAATCAGTCCCGGGGCGCCGCGGAGCTTGGAAAGCGACCGCGTTCCGGGGCGCTCAGCCCTGACGGTGATGTAGTTGACCGTGTCCTGCACTGACCACGGGCGCGACTCGTCCGAGTAAGCGCCACCGATGATGGGCGCCGGCTGCCAGCGAGCCATTAGAGATAGAACCCGGCTCGCCAGCCATAGATGTTCGGCTGACTCTCGCCACGCGGCAGGTCGTCGTAGGAAACCCGGTCGTGGCTACTGGACTGGACGGCAGCCACTAGCGAGGCCATGCCCATATCAGCCAGGGCCTTCACGTCAGGGTCCATGGAGACGCCGTAACGAGCGCGCAGGCGAACAGCCAGGTTGTACCCCAGCATTTCCTGCAGCTCAGGGAAAATGAGTTCCTGTGTCGGCAGAGTGACTTGCTGCCAACCGAGCGTGATGCCGTCACCTTCCCATGCCTGCACCATCGCATTGAGGGCGGCGATAGCTCCCTCCGTCTGCTTGGGGGTCGGAACGTCCTCGTCATCGATCACACGGAGGTGACCGAGCGCGGCACGCACGATGTCAATGACCTGGGCCATGGATATTCCAGAAGAAAGGCGGGGGAGCAATCCCCCGCCGATAGGTCACTCGGAGACGCGGCAGGCGTGGTCCGGACGAACCGCGGCATCGCCATACAGCACGTCGACACGGGTACGCTCGATGTCGTTCGTGCCGTCGCCGAAGGTCATCACGCGCACCGAGACGTTCTGTACGGTGGCGGTGTAGCCCTCGCAGCTCGCCAGTACCGGAAGCGGGACGAAAGCCGCGCAGAACGCGTCGCGATGGAAGGCGAGGTTCTGGCGGAAGGTGCCAGCGGTGGCCTGGAAAACCGTGATGGCTGCATTGTCTGCCGGCGAGGCGTTCACGGTGCCGATAACCGTGGAGCTGGTCGGAGTGATGGCAGGGAAGATCGCCAGATTGCCCGCTCCGCCTGCATAGTCCGCAGTAACCACGAACTGGCGAAGCTTGCCGGTCGAAACACCCGTGATCGGATGGACGGCAAACACGTTGGCGATGGTGAAGATCGTGCCCTTCGGGATCGCCGCAGTGCCGGTGTCCACGGCCAGTGAGCTGCCGGTCTGCGAGCCGCCATTAACCAGGTAACCGGAAATGCTTGCGGCGATGGTCAGAGACGGAATGGACTGGTTCTCGTAGAAGTCGAAGCCAGCGTAACGGCCAACCGCGCCGTCGTCGAACGCGCCTTTGATCTCCTTGGAGTCGTGGAACAGCGTCGCGTTCGCTTCGGCCAGGCCGAGGTTGGCGTCGGACGAGAACAGCAGGCTGCGCTGGCTGGACGGGGCCAGGTAGCGCTCCATCGACGCGCGCGCCTGCGCGTACGGGGTGCGGGTAGTGGGCGTAGTACCCCAGGTGCCGACCACATTGGGCGTGGCGATCATGAAATCGACCAGCAGATCGGCCTGCACGTACGAGATCAGCGACTGCATCGCCGGTCGCAGGATGCGATCCTTGAACTCGGTGATGTTGAGCTTCTTCTCCTTGGCGGTGAACTGCAGCGGGACGTGCTTCTGCTTGTTTAGCGTCAGGTTGACGTAGGACTCCTGGAAGTTGTTGCCGGCGCCACCGCCAGCAAACACGGCACCGTCAAACACGGTCGGAACGGCCGGAATGCCGATCTTGACGGTATCGCCCTTCTGGTAGCCATTGACGTTCTGGCCGAACTCGCCGGAACGGCCGGTGTTGATGTTTTTGATGAGGTTGGCCTCTTCGACCAACATTGCGGCAGCCTCACGGGCCACCATCTGGTGGGTAAGCAGGTTGTTCGACATGAAAGCGCTCCGAAATTAGCGCCCCGTCACTTCCCGGCTTTCCGCGACTGATACCACTGTTCGTCGGTCATCTTTTCCGGCGGTGTATCGGTCGGCGAACGACCGGACACCATCGGCGTCGGCGGGGGTGCCTTGGAA